ACCTCGCTGGCGTGATGATCCCCAAGCGTCAAATCATCGCCAACATTTGCCAGTGGAAATATCGCAGTGCTGAGTGCGGTTACACCGGCAGCATTTATTTTGACGCAAACGACAACAACGTGGCAACGCTGGCAGCGGATGTATGCGGCAAACGTATTTCAAGCTGTAATCAACGATTCGGTCAGTTAGTCCGGAAGGGTACAGTAGCCGCTGGAAGCAATCAGCTTGTTTTAACTGGCACCGTATTTGCAGTAGAAATTGGCGCACCAATTAAGGGATTTGGCGTGCCATCTGGCACTACCGTTAGCAGTATTGTTGACACAACTGTGACCATGAGTGCAAATGCAACAGCAACCACATCAATTACAAAATTGGGGACTATTCAAGGCAATCGCGTTGATCTTATTGTTAGCGATACAGCAGGACTAGCAATAGGCATGAAAGTAAGCGGACCAAACGTGCCGTCAAATGCAACAATTCTTTCAATAGCTGGTACGACTTTAACGCTTGGTCAGCCTTGGGATTTATGGGATACATTGGTGCTTGTAGATACAAGATCTGGAAGATTGGTTCCTCAATACACACGAGTAGAAGTTTACAATCGAGATTATTACGGTACTGATGAAAATGGCAATGAGATTTTTAGTGATTACTATCCCGTCGGACATGAAACCCATTTAGAGCCTTTTACAAATCAGCTAGACGTAACCGATGAAACATCTCTTGCCGTTGATCAATATGTCACTGGTCCTGGTATTCCAAAAAGTGCAAAGGCGCAAATCTCATCAATGGATGGCACGACATTGTTTTTGAATTTTTCAACTGGCAATTCTGGCGATACATACAACAATTATGAGTTCTATCAAGTTCCCGCATTTGCTTTACACAATTATTCTTTTACAGCACCAGATCAAAACTACACATTTAGGAGTGCTTCTGTTCTGCCGTTTGGCTCGTTCCCCAGTGCAGGTTTGACCCAATGAAGTTGTCCGAATCCGTACAGACTGCTGCATTGGAACACGCCAAGGCCGAATTTCCACGCGAATCCTGTGGGCTGGTGGCGGTGGTCAAAGGTCGCAAGCGGTATTTCCCCTGCCGGAATATGGCCAAAACCCCAGATGAACATTTCGTGCTGGATCCAGCCGACTACGTTGCCACCGAAGACCAAGGCGAAATCGTGGCGGTGGTGCATAGCCACCCGAAGACCAACCCAGCACCATCACAAGCCGATCGCGTTGCCTGCGAAAAATCCGGCTTGCCGTGGCACATCGTCAATCCCCAGACCGAACAGTGGGGCTATTGCGAGCCAGAAGGCTTTGAACTGCCGTACGTGGGGCGCGAGTTCGTGTTTGGCGTAGTGGACTGCTACTCGCTCTGCAGGGACTGGTACAACCGCGAATTTGGGCTGAACCTCCGCGACTACGACCGCCGCGATGAATTTTGGCTACGGGGTGAGAATTTATACCTAGACAACTTCGCCAAGGAAGGCTTCTGCCCGATCCCACTGGAGGAGTTGCAATACGGGGATGCAATCCTCATGCAACTGCAATCACCGCTGCCCAACCACGCCGCCATCTACCTAGGTGACCAACTGATCATCCACCACGTCCAGAAGCGCCTCAGTAGCCGCGACATCTATGGCGGCTATTATCTGAAAAGCACCGCCCGAGTCCTGCGGCATGAAAGTCGTTAAGGTCTACGGCGCACTCCGCAAGAAGCTGGGTCAGTGCCGTTTCCAGTTTGAGGCTGACACCCCAGCACAGGCGCTCAAGGCATTGTGCGTCAACTTTCCTGGTCTTGAAAAATGGCTGATTGATAGCGAACAAAACGGCGTCAGCTATCGCATCACGCTTGGCAGGGAAAAGGTCACCGAACACAATGCAGAGCTGATCGTATGTCCATGGAGTGAGCGTGAAGTATTCAGCATCACACCCGTGCTAACTGGAGCTGGCGGTGGAGTAGGACAAATCTTTGCGGGCATCGGTTTGGTGGCATTGGCAATTATTGCTGGTCCTGTTGCCGGTGGTTTTCTTGGTCTTGGTGCATCTGCATTTGGTACTACTGCTGGTGTTGCTGGTGCAGCAGTCACAAGTGGTTTTGTTTTGGGTTCTTCGGCTGCACTGGCAATCGGCGGCATTGGTGCTGCGTTAATTCTGGGAGGCATTGCTCAAGCCCTTTCTCCTTCCGCATTTAATTCTGCCGCCACATTTGAACGCGGACGTGATGCCGCAAAATTTGAATCCTTCACGTTCTCCGGTATCGTCAACACCGAAAAACAAGGCTTGCCTGTGCCTGTTATTTATGGCCGGTGCTTCACCGGATCGTCCGTGATTTCGGTTGGCATCGACGTTGATCAACTGATATGAAACGAATTGCTGGTGCTGGTGGTGGCGGCGGTGGCGGTTGCTTCCTAGGGCATACGCTCGTCAACGTTCCAGGCGGCCAACGCCGGATTGATGAACTGCAGGCTGGCGATCTGGTCCTGAGCTTTGATCACACCGGCGAAGTCCACGAAGCCAAGATCCTTAAGGTTCACGAACACGAAAACGAGCGCGTCATCCGCTACACGCTTTGGGGCGGACAGCATCTTGATGCCACCCCGAACCACTGGGTTCTCAACCAGTTCAATGCCTTCGTCGAAATCGACACGCTTGGTTCTGACGACTGTCTTGTTGATGCCAATGGTCATCTCCGCCCCATCGTCAGCAAGATCGAGTTCTGCAATGGCACGGTCTACAACCTGACGGTCGAAGGACACCACACCTTCATTGCCAACGGTGTTCGCGTCCACAATGCCGGCCTCGGCCTTGGTATCGCTGGCGCTGGTGGTGGCGGAGGCGGCGGCGGTGGCAAGGGCGCTGGTGGTGGTGCAGCACAACGAACCCCAACAGAGGCAGACGATTCGCTGCAATCCGTCCAATACGCCAATGTGCTGGATCTCCTCGGTGAAGGCGAGATTGATGGCATTGAAAACGGCACCAAGGGCATTTATCTCGATAGCACGCCGATTGTCGATGCCAATAACAATCCCAACTTTACCGGTTATACAGTTGTCACACGGACTGGCACGCAGAATCAAACCGCCATACCAGACATCATTGGAACTGAAAATGAAAACATCGTTAACGTTGAAATCACCAAAGATTTTCCCATAACTCGCTCAATCGCCAATAACAACATTGATCGAGTTCGCGTCACTATCGTTGTTCCTAATCTTCAGCAATTTGAAACCAATGGCGACATTGTTGCTACCAGTGTTTCGTTGCAAATCATGGTGCAATACAACGGCGGCGGTTTTAACTCTATCCTGACGGACACGATTGCAGGCAAAACCAGCAGCCGTTATCAGCGTGATTACATATTTGATCTAACTGGTGCATTTCCTGTTGATATCAAAGTTATTCGTACCAGCGATGATGCAACATCTGCCAGAACACAAAATGAACTGTATTGGTATAGCTACACCGAAATTATTGACCAACGACTTCGTTATCCAAACTCCGCACTTGCGTTCCTGCGTTTTGACTCGCGCCAGTTCAACAGCATCCCAAGCCGCAAATATTTAGTGCGTGGCATCAAGATCCAACTGCCAAGCAATGCCACTGTTGACACCACCACCCATCTGGGGCGCGTAACCTATGCCGGTGTATGGGACGGTACGTTTGGTGCAGCCACATGGTCAAATGACCCCGCCTGGTGCCTATGGGATCTGCTGACCAACACTCGTTATGGCGCCAGCATTCCAACGAGCAGCCTTGACCGCTATGACTTTTATTCCATTAGCCAATACTGCAATGAGCTAGTTGATAACGGCAAAGGCAGCTTGGAGCCTCGTTTCTCCTGCAACCTGCTGATCAACAGCCGCGACGAGGTTTATAACGTCATCCAAGAGATGACCAGCCTGTTTCGTGGCATTGCTTATTACGGTGCCGGTTCGCTGGTGCTGCAACAGGACAAACCTGCTGATCCGCAATATTTGCTCGGACCAAGCAATGTTATTGATGGCATCTTTGCTTATAGCGGTACATCCCAAAAAGCACGCCATACAACTGCAACAGTTGCGTATCAGTCTTACGACATGCTCGGTGAAGTTCAATACGAATACGTTGAAGACGCAAACGCCGTAGCCAAATACGGCATCATCAATAAGGACATTAAGGCGCTGGGTTGTTACAGCCAAGGTCAGGCACACCGCGCTGGCAAATGGGCGCTACTAAGCGAACAAAACCTGACCGAAACCGTCACCTTCTCAGTATCAATCGACAGCGGTATTGTTTTGCGCCCCGGCATGGTGATTGATATTGCTGATCCAATGAAGGCTGGCACACGCCGCAGCGGTCGCGTTAAAACTGCCACTACAACTGCTATCACCGTTGATAGCAACAGCAATCTGACCGTCAACCTATCCAATAGTCCAACAATTTCCGTGCTGATGCCTACTGGCTTGGTTGAAACCAAAACCATCAGTAGCATTTCTGGCGCAATAATTAATGTCAGCAGCGCATTCAGTGAAGCGCCGAATACCAACGCGATTTGGCTAATTCAAACTAGCGACATTGAAGCTCAACAATACCGAGTATTGAATGTTGCGGAAACCGAGGATGGCATATATGGCGTAACCGCACTTGCATACAACGAATCAATTTATAACTCCATAGAAAGCGATCTTGTCATTACCACACCCAGCATCTCAAACCTGAGTGAAATTCCGGGTGCTGTAAGCAGCGTCAGAGGCTATGAATATATTTACGCTGAAGGCAATAGCGCACTTGTCGGTTTCCAACTGGACTGGATACCGCCCGCTGGTGCAATTAACAATTACGTTGTCCAGTATCGAATGGGCAATGACAACTGGCAGCGCATCAATACAACCGCCCCATCTGTTGCTTTAACTCGACTGCGGGAAGGAACATTAAATGTTCAAATTCAAGTTGAAAACGCACTGGGCAAAACAGGCGCTATTTCTACGGCAACCTTTAACTTGGTTGGCAAAACAGCAAGTCCCGCAAATGTGCGTAATTTGCAGCTTGAAGTTCTTAGCAATAACACGGCGCGTCTTAGCTGGGAATCTTCATTTGAAATTGACGTTATCAATGGTGGCGCAGTTTATGTTCGCCATTCTGCTCTGACTGATGGTTCGGCTAGCTGGAACGATTCTGTTGACTTGGTTCCCGCACTTCCCGGAAACGCAACCACCGCAACAATTCCGTTGGTAGAAGGTGAAATTTTTGTCCGTTTTGTTGATGATGGCGGACGCCTTAGCCCCGACGAAACCAGCATCATCATTGATTTGCCTGATACGCAGGGCAATTTAATCGTTCAATCACGGCGCGAAGACCAAGATACGCCGCCATTTCAAGGCAATCAAGTTGATGTTTTTTATAACAAAGATTATGATGCTTTGACTTTGAATGGCGCGGATCAAATTGATGACGTATTGGATATTGATGCGTTAAGTTCATTTGATTTTATGGGCAATATTACGAGTACCGGCACCTATGGATTTGCCAACACTCTTGATTTGGGCAGCACTTTTTCGTTGGATCTAACCCGACATTTTGTGACCCGTGGTTTTCTGCCAAACGACACTTTGGATGGCCGCTCCGGTCTGGTTGATAACTGGTTGAACTGGGATGGCGCTGATGTGAACCGCGTCAACGCTGTTCTAAAAGTGCGGACAACGGACGATGATCCAGCCGGCACACCATCTTGGTCGTCTTATCAAGAGTTCATCAGCGGCACCTACAAAGCCCGTGCGTTCCAGTTCCAAGCCGAACTGCAATCCAATGACGTGGCGCAGAACATTTTGATCGACGAGCTAGGTTACACAGCCACGCTGCAACGACGTACCGAAAACAGCAATGCCACGATTGCAAGCGGTGCTGGCGCCAAAGCGGTCACGTTCGACAAGCCATTTTTCGTTGGTACTGCAACGCTTGGTGGCGTCAATGCCTACTTGCCCAGCATCGGGATTACAGCCTTGAACATGGGAACTGGCGAGTATTTTCAAGTCACCAGCATCAGCAGCACTGGCTTTACGGTGACGTTTAGAAATGCAGCCGGCACGGCGGTTAATCGTAATTTCAACTGGAGTGCGGTTGGTTATGGCCGAGGCAGCTAAAGTTGGGCAAACACTGTCCTTGTAAGGACTCGGCATGGCTCAACACGATTATGTGATCGCCAACGGCACTGGTGCTGCCGTCCGTTCCGATCTCAACAACGCACTGGCAGCCATTGTCAGTCAAAACAGCGGTGCCACCGCACCCAGTCCAACCTATGCCTATCAGTGGTGGGCTGATACGACCACTGGCCTGCTCAAGCTTCGTAACGCGGCCAACTCGGGTTGGATCACGTTGTTCCAACTGGACGGCGAATGGTCAACGATTGCACTGGAAAACGGCACGGCTGCTGCCCCGTCGATTTACTTTAAAGACAGTGGCACCGACACCGGCTTTTATTCGCCAGGAACCGATCAGGTTGGAATTTCAACGGGTGGTACAGCTCGCCTGACGATTGACTCCAACGGAAACGTCAACATCGATAGCAACACGCTCTACGTTGATGCTGTCAATAACAGGGTAGGTCTGGGGTCTTCGACGCCTCAGAACCCCTTAGTCGTATCCAACGGTGGTGCGAACGGATTTGAGATCTCTTCGGCCACAAATAGTGGTACGACCAGTTACCTGCTTTCTTACAACAGAAGCACTTCCGCATACACAGATATGCGATTTGATGCTTCTGCGTTCCGCTTTGAGACAAGTGCTACAGAGCGGATGAGGCTTACCTCAACTGGATTAGGGATTGGCACTACAAGTCCTGGCACCAATTTATACGTTTCTGCAAGCGGGGCAGGCGGAAAAGGCGGGGAAATTATTATCCACAACTCTTCCGCTAGACAGAGTGGAAATTACGCTCAACTGGGTTTTGCTCCAAACAGTGATTACAGCAACACAGTAATTTGTGGATTTATTCGGGGCTTGGACACCGGTGGAAGCGCGGGCAACCCGGCTGCACTTACTTTTGGTGTTGGCTCTGCAGGTTCGCCTACTGAGCGGATGCGTCTGGATGACAGTGGACGCCTGTTAGTTGGCACGTCTTCGAGCGTTGGCGGCGAAAGGCTGCAAATCTCAGATGGCACCACTGCTAACACACTAGGACTGTATAACCCGACATCCAGCGTTGCAGGAGCTGGTACAACAATCAACTTCCGCACGGATGGCGGAGCAACCGGAAGAAGCCAAGCGTCTATCTCTGGTCAGCAAGAAGCTGCGTATGCAAGCGGAGGCCGTTTAGTGTTCTCCACTACCGCCGACGGAGCGAGCAGCCCGACGGAGCGGATGAGGATTTCGGCCGACGGCAATACACGTTTTGCTAACTGTACCGATGTGTACCCGAATACAGATAATGCAGTAAGGCTCGGTGCTAACGGCGTTAGATGGTCTGCAGTCTGGGCAGCTAACGGAACAATCCAGACTTCTGATGAACGCGCTAAAAAAGACATTGCTGACGCTCAGCTTGGCTCTGAGTTTATTAAATCTCTGCGGCCTGTTTCCTACAAATGGATTGAAGGCGGTAAGCGCGACACAGGAGAACGGGACGAAAAAGGTAACTACATCTACGAATCCGCCCCTGGTACACGCACCCACTGGGGCTTCATTGCTCAAGAGGTAAAACAGGTTGTTGACGCTGCTGGCGTTGACTTTGGCGGCTGGGTTCTGACTGATAAGGATGACCCTGACAGCCAGCAGGCTCTGCGTTACGACCAGTTCATTGCGCCGCTGACCAAGGCGTTGCAAGAGGCGCTCGCCAAGATCGAAACCCTTGAAGCCAAAGTTGCAGCCCTTGAAGGCGCGTAGTCCTACTCACTTC